ACCTTATACGAGTCTTATATTATAAGTATTTAGATGTCCTATAAAGGAAAATATCAACCATCATATCCAGAAAAGTATAATGGAGATCCCACAAATATCATTTATAGGTCTCTGTGGGAAAGAAAGTTTTGTGTTTATTGTGACTTAAATGAAAAAATTATATCTTGGGAATCTGAAGAAAAATGCATTCCATATCGCTCCCCTGTTGATGGTAAGATTCATAGATATTTCCCAGACTTTCTCATAAAAGTCAAAGAATCTGATGGTTCGATTAAAAAATATATGATCGAAATCAAACCTAAAAAGCAAACTGTTCCACCACCAAAACCTCAAAGGCAGACAAAGAATTATATTCGTGAGGTTTATGAGTATGCTAAAAATCAATCAAAGTGGGAAGCAGCTAAAGAATGGTGTGCTGATAGAGGATATGAGTTCAAGGTAATTACAGAAAACGAACTAGGTATTAAGTAATGCCGAGAAAGACAGTCCAACAACAAAAAACAACAAAAAATCGTATCAGTCCTCTAGTAAAAAAACTTATTGGAACAGAAAGTTCTGACGACTTAATGCGTGAGTTAACCAATATTTTACCGAAAACTAACGAACCTCCAAAAGTTGGTAAGTTTTATATCTTTTCTTATAATGCTAAAACTTCAGGTATAAGATACGATCAAAATCCTCTAGTTGCCGTGACTGAGGTATTTAAATGGGGATTTAAGGGTATTAACTTTCACTGGGGAGAATCCAGACAATACACTTGGGATGAAATTGCTGGAGGAATATATGAGGTTTATGATACGGAGCTTGAAGATTTAAGAAGACTGCCTTTTAGCAACATTAGAACTAAATAATTAGAAAACATAAATGGCTGAGCCACTACGATATCCATTAAAGAAACTTGATAAATCTGATGATTACTTGAAAATTGATATTTTAGAGTATCAAGCACCTGGTCTTGGATTTTCTCCAGGTTCTTTGGGTTTAGCAACTTCTGATGATGTAGATTATGGTAAAAAAATTCCCATAAAAACAATCATTCTTCCTATTCCAGATGGAATAGGGGATAGTAATGGTGCTCAGTGGGGTGATAGTACTATAGGTCCAATTGCTGCAGCGGCAATTGGAACTGGTGGAAGCCTTTTTGATTCCAAATCTCTCCAAAATGCGGGGAGCAACATCAAAGGCATATTTGAAAAAGTATTAAAATCAGCAACATCTGGATCCGTTCAACAAAAAGTACAAGCAGGAGCAATAGGATTAGCAGCGAATGCTCTTTTCGGAGGAAATGCAAATATAAAACCAGGAGATCTTTCATCTAGACTTGGTGGAATTGTAGCAAACTCAAATATCGAACTTATATTTCAAGGATTAACTTTTAGGCAGGGTTTTAGTTTTGGATTTGATATGGTTCCACGCTCAAAAAAAGAATCGGAAGAAATTAAAGAAATCATTAGACAATTAAAAATTAATAGTGCTGTTAAAAAAGGATCTGCCTTTGAAGGTGCTGCTGGATTATTTTTAAGCGCACCAAATGTCTTTAGACTTCAATATATGAGCGGTGCAAAACCACATCCATTCTTAAATAAGTTTAAAATTTGTGCTCTCAAGAATATGACTGTTAATTATACTGGTTCTGGAACTTATGCGACTTATGCGGATGCTACTCCAGTCCATATGATTATGACTTTAACTTTCCAAGAACTTACACCAATCTTTGCAGAAGATTATGATAAGGGTCCAGGAGCAACAGGAGTTGGATACTAATGTCTTACTTTAGAGAATTACCAAATCTAGAATACCAATCATTCTTATCAGATCGCAAAGCATCTGATGAATATTTAACTGTTAAGAATCTATTTCGCCGTGTAAAACTTCGTGACGATTTGCAAAATGTCTTCACAATCTTTGATAAGTATCAGATTATAGATGGTGCTCGTCCAGAAACAGTAGCAGAAGAACTTTATGGAAGCACTCAATATGATTGGGTAGTTCTTGTAAGTTCAGGTATTACAAGAGTTAGGGACCAATGGCCACTTTCTGATAAAGAGGTCTATGATTATGCAGAGTCAATCTATGGGACAGATTTAAATGCTGTTCATCATTATGAAACTACTGAAGTTAAAGATAGTAAGGGTAGATTAATTCTTCCTGCAGGTAAAGTTGTTGATTCAACTTTTACCATTCCAAATCCAAGCAATCCACTAGCAACATTAAATCCAGTAACTGGTGTAAGCAACTATGAATATGAAGTTGCTAAGAATAATGAAAAGCGTGGAATCTATGTTCTTAAGCCAAGATATCTACAGCAAGTAGTTACAGATACAAGAAAGGCGATGACTTATGATAAATCATCGCAATATGTAGATAATAAATTAATCAGAACTGAAAATACTAGAGCATCAAACCCATAAGAGTTCTAGATTCTTATCAAACATCATCACATATCGGTGCTTGCGGGAGCGTTCTTTCCATTCTCCTTCAGCACCTTTTACTTTTCCACGAGAGTGTTTAGTTCCGTCTGAATAATAGAAATCTTTTTTAGGGTCTGTGAGACCTGCATACTTAAAGTTGCAAGCACGATAAATTGTACCAGAATGGTAATCTGAATCAGCATAAGAAATGATTGCTTTAACTTCAGTATCTTTCCGAAGTTGTCTAATCGCTCGTGACACAAACCAAGAAGTGATGTTATATTCGCATGACTGCGTACTAGGTTCGATGCAAAGTCTTGAGAGTTCGAAGAGTCCTTGTTGTTCATTTCGTTCTAGTCCAAATGCTCCTTTTGCAATTTCTGGTACTGGTAAATTTGTAAAAACGCAGGCACCTAATGATCCGCCAATATTCATTATATCTGTAAAAGATTTTTTATACAAAGAATAATTATATCCGCTTTTGAAATCTTTTGATATATCTTTAAGATAATGATGATTATATAATATTTCTTTTATTTCTGATTTTGGAACTTTTTGAATATAATAATCACTTTTCATAATATTAAAGTTTCTTTTTAAGTTTATTTCCAATTTTTTTCTTAGTTTCTTCGCTATGGTTCTTTCCATAAAAATGATTATTTTTCCCTGTTATGTCTCTACCACACTCATTCCAATATTTCTGTGCGGATTCTCTCATTTTTCTTTTAGTTTCTTCGCTATGAGGTCTTCCTTTTCTATTTTTAGATGCTTCTCTCATTTTTTCTAATGTTTCTGGAGAATGTTTTTTTCCATAAAATGGATTTTCTTCTCCAGATTTAGATATTCTTTTTTTAGTTTCTTCAGTGTGAGAATAACCTGATATTCCATCCCCACCATTAGTCATATTGCGAAGAATACCTGTCCCCAAATCCTTTCTTCCAAAAACAGAAATCATATAAATTTCGTGTTTTATTGCTTGCTCTTCGGTTAGGTTTTGTTTGAGAAAAATTATTCTAGATTTATCTTTTGGTTTTAAATCTATTTTATTTTGTCTCATATGATTTTTAAATACTCTACCATCTTTCCCCTTACCAATATAGTAAGGAGTGCCGTCTTCACGCAAATATGCGTAAGTATAATATTCCATCTGCTTTATTCGTGGTTATGTTTATTTATATAAAAAAAGGAGCATTTCTGCTCCCATTCTTTGCTTAAACAACCACGAATAAGCATTATTATTTATTCCTCAGCCAAACGGGCAAAGTAGGACAGAGTATCATCATCCTCATCTTCATCAACCGCAGCAGCACGACGGGTGGGTTGAAGACTGTTGAGTTCGGAGCGAAGATCCTCAGTCAGTTCCTTCGCAGGACCACGAGAATACTCTTCCTCTTCGGCAACTTCCTCATCCACACGACGGGAACCTTTGGTGCCGAGAACATAGTCAAGACGCTTCTTCAGTTCATCATAGGACTTGAACTGGTCGGCAGCAACGAGTTCGGCAAGAGAGTATTGCTTCTTCCAGATTGCTTCCATCTCATCGTCATCGTCCAACAAAGAACCTTGTGCTGCAAACTCACTGGAGTCGTAGTTACGATAACCAGCAACATTCTTTGCCTTCAGTTTGAAGTTAGCACCTTGCCAGAAGTCAAACGGATCGATTGCTTGCTCATCCTCAAACTCAGGTTGCATAGCAGCAGTCAGTTTATCAAAGATTTTCTTACCATACTTGTACAGGAAGACCTTACCTTCGTTAGCAGGGTTAGCAGGGTCCTTGACCACATAGATGTTGCTCACATAAGTCAGCTTACGCTTCTGCTTACGAGCAAGTTCTTTACCAGCATCAGTACCATTGTTCCACAGTTCGGAGTTCAGTTCCGATACAGGGTCCTTCTGATTCATAGTGGTCAGAGAGTTCTCAATGTACCAACCACCAGGACCCTGGAAGGCGTGACTATACAGTTTCACGAAGGGCAGGTCTTCACCTTCGGGAGCGGGGAGGAAACGAATGACGGCATAACCATTACCGCTTTTATCTACATCCAGTTTCCACAGACGGTCATCACTAGAACCGCTGTTATTATTCATTTTTTCAACTTCCTTGACCAGTTTAGCAGTCAGGGAGCCCAGTTTGGACTGTTTCTTAAGGTCGGCAAAGCCCATTTAGATACCTCGGATAGTTTTGGATTTGGGGGATTACTTGGATAGTATAGCAAGGACGGTCTCACTTGTCAATGAATTGCTTGAGAGACTCAATCGTTTTGGTCATACTATTGAAAAGTAAAGTCATATCAGTATCTGGTGGAAATCCCATCAGAGCGACTGATTTTCGTAGATTCTCTTTCATCTCAACCGCTTCTGGGTCATCAGAAAGAGAAAGACGAGTGTACATAATCTGCTGCTTTTCGAGCAGCAAAGTCATTTTCTCAATGTGTTCAATTTTATCTTCGCGGGACATAGAACCAAAAGTCAAGATACTTCCATAAAGAAACTCTTGAAGTTCATTGATTTCACGAAGTTCTTGCTGTATCAGTTCAGAGTCGAAAAATCTACTCATTTATAATTTCCCGTAAAAGTTTTTTGTAATGGAACACATCGATATTTAGAAACGGTTTGTATTTCTTTATTTTTAAACTTACGGTTTCCCACACTGGGTCCAGAAGTTTCTTATCAAATACATTACCGAACAGGAAGATTATATCATAAATGACCAGTGTTTCTAGACTAATCTTCCCACTCAGGAACTTTTTTAGAACTGGTGGATGACCTTTGGAACAGTTCAAGGCATCCTCTAATTTTGTTTGTGAGAACAATTCTTCTGACTGTTCTTTGAACAAGTAACTCAAACTCTGCTGTCTTTTCATCCATTCGGCGTATGTCCTTTCGCCAGAATTGATGATTTCTCCAATCCATATATTCTGTGGGTTGTCGGCAGCAAGAAAGTTTGCAAGTATAAAGTCTACTATTTCTTTATCAGAATATTTGCGACTGGTCTTTTCGAACCAGTATTTATCCTTACGCTTATTAAAAGAAGTCACAGTTGCTCTGGACTTACCACCGTATTTGAAGAAATCGTATTTTGGATTTGTGAAGTGACTTTTGAGTGAGAGATATGTTTGATATGTCTCAAAAGGACTCATAGAGGCAAACGAGCTCGGGAAGTTTTCTTCATAAAGTTAAGACGAGTTGCGTCCCACTTCAGTCTTTCTTTCAGAGGTTTTGAAATGAGTTTCGTAACTGATTCTACCTCAAGACTATTAATCTCACAATAGTGAACAATCGCATCGATGTAGTTGATATTTTCTTCCGCTACAATTTTCTCAATCTCAAGAGCAAACTTGGACGGTGTTAGAAACTTATTTTCGATTGCCTGTTCTAGTTCTTTATTTGGTTCCATAGAGCTCCAGTTTATCTCTAACAAACTTTCTAATGTATTCGGAGAGGAGTTTGATGTACTTCCCTTTGTTGTATTCTTCATAGACGACGCATTCTCCATTTTCACAAGCCATTAAAATTACAAGTTTTTTCACAGGAATATCTGTGAGTTCATAGAACATACAAGCGTATGCTGCTGCCTGAACAAAATAGTGTTCAATCCACTCTCGTGGTTTTGGTTTTTTAGAAGTTTTGAAATCAATTATCGCTAATTCGCCGTTGTATTCAGCAATACAATCAACGGTTCCCGCAATACCTAATTGCTTACTATATAGGGAACCTTCAAGGGCGTAAATATTATTTATACGATTAAGTTCTGGTTTCGCAATCTTAAACAGAAAATCCGATAGAGGTTGAACTTTGGGGAGTTCTTGATTTTTAAGATGATGTTCAGTCATAAGGTGCATATCAGTTCCACGACTGGTTGCCGCTTTTGTGATACGCTCTGCTTCTTCATCACCAACTTTCTTGCGCCATTTAACAAAGATTTCCTTATTAAAATGACTGGTCACCGATGTAATGGAGACCAGTCGGAGAAGTTCTTCTTCATCTGGAACTTTATAATATCGAACACCATCTATAGTCTCCCGTTCAAGTTCAGGGAGAGTCACATCAATATGATTGAACATTAAAATCCTGCTTCTAATTTAGCAATAATGTATTCCTTGACTAGTCCAGAACGAACAATATCATCTACACCAAATTCAATTATATCAAAAGAAGGCATTTTACGCAAGATGCTCATAAAATCCACGATTCCATTACGCTCATTCGTTTTCTGCAAATCTGATTGAGAAGCATCACCACAGAACATAATCTTGGAATTTTCACCAACACGAGTAATAATAGAATCGAGTTCGTGTGCCGTACAGTTTTGAAACTCATCTACGATGACGATCGAATTATCAAGCGTAGTTCCACGAAGGAATGAAGTACTCCAGAACTTAATCGTTTCTTGTGACTTGAGATTTCCGTAGAGCATCTCAAATTCAGAATCACTAGGCATCTGGAACATATACTTTACCATATTCTTATAAGGAATCTGATAAATATCAGACTTGTCCTCATAAGAACCTGGAAGGAAACCAATTTCTCTAGTTGCTACGAGAGAACGAACAAGATAGATTTTCTCAAAAGGAGTTCTTTCGTCTAAGACTTCACGAAGAGCATTATAAAGAGTGATAAAAGTTTTACCAGTTCCAGCGCAACCATAAGCAACAAGATGCTTTTGATTTGCATAGGATTCAAAAAGTCTCTTCTGATTATCTGTTAGAGGTTCAATATCAACCAGATAATCAGAACTTAATGGTTTTCTACGCTTCATTTGACGAGTAGTAAGACCAACCCCGATAGGTTGCTCTGCTCTTTTTCTTCTAGCCATTAGAGTTTCTTTACAGTTGAACCGGGCATTGTTTGGGCTTTTCCGAGCACATCATTCCAACCAGGATGCTTAGACACAAGCTTATTACGCCAGTCTCCGACCTCACCTGGAGTTGCACATCCTTCGGACCAATCCCTTGTCCATTCGGGATTGTCCTTGTACCACTGCATAATATCGTGAACGCTCATTTCAACGACTTTCTTCTCACCTGTTTCTTTATGAATAATTGGATAAATCGCCATAAGTTATAATTTCAAGATAATTTATTTAGACCCACTCAAGGGCTTCGGAAACTGCTGGGAATTGTTCGGTAAATACCTGCTTGCAGGCATTTGCAATATCCATATGCTCTTTTTGAGTTCCGTGAGCAGAACGGAGATTGATGTAATGAATCCAACTACGGCAAGAACCCGTCATATAGATGCGCGTAGGAGTCGCCAGAGGCAGCACAAACCTTGCACTCTCCTTAGCGACACCGTGAGAGAGAAGTTCCTTGTAGAGGCGCATAGAGTGTGCAAAATGATCTTGAATCTTACTTTGAAGACCCAGTTTCTCATACTCAGGAATATCATCAATCGAGTTCTGACGATTCTTAGTATCTTGACGACGCAACTCTGGAACAGGAATATATTCAGAAATCAGCGAACTGTCGGCATAACGCTGAGAGAACTCTTGGAATGTGAAGGACCTGTGCCTCAGAATCTGAGCTGCGATTCCACGATTGGTCTCAATTTCAAGCGTCATAGTAGACTGTTCAAACACAGACCAATGATTATGCTTAATACAATAAGCAAGCAACTTGGAATAGTTCTCGTTATCCTGATTAGCAGGATTAGAGACTCGTGCAATGAACGCCATTGTCTTTTCTGCATCTGGTGTTACGCTAATGAGTTTTACAGTCATTTCTTTCCGAATCCTTTTGAGGTTTTTGCTTCAATTTGTGCGAGTTCTTCTTTCAGGGAACGCAGTTGTGCTTTCATCTCTCTGATTTTTTCATCAGTATAAAGATTTTCTTGCTTCACCAACCGTTCAAGAAGTTTAATCAGTTTTCTTGCTCTATTAGTCATCTAGGTCACTGTCTTCAAATATTTCGTCGTAATCCAAAATTGGTTGTTTTCTGACTTCTGGTTCCGTGTAGGAATAGGCAGATACATCAGAATAAACTTCTGCTTTGAGAGAATCCACCAACAATTCTAGATTACGGATGATGAGTTTTAGTTTGTCTCTGTCCATCTGTTATAGTTCTCTTCCGATATTTTACCACAAAAAAAGGAGGGTATCAACCCTCCTTAATCTTAGGCAACTTGTGGTTGCTTCGCCATATTAATTTGAGCAATTTTGAGAAGTTTCTCTTTTCTTGCCTTTTCTTTCAAATATTGAACGAAGTATGTTTTCATAGGTCTGCTCCTTTACTTGGGTAAAGTGCGTTCCTTCCCGTGATGGTACTTCCGTCGCATAGCGATGAACGTGAATTTATTTATTATAACATATTTTAAAAAAACCTTCGCGTGAGAAAATTTTGCCGGAAAAATTTCCCCCGATATTTGAAATCACTTACGCTTTTTGGTTTTGGGTGCTTGATAACCCCAGAGTCTAGGATTCACCCGACCATCTGCCCATTCAATTTTCTTGAGAGCATCACCGAACTTATCCCAGTACATATCAAAGATATTAGCCATC